CGTCTTCGACGAAATCATGCTGACGGGTGGCGCCACCACCTGGGATTTCGCCGAAGAGGTCACCCGCCGTTTCGGCGTGGAGCGCCGGATTATTGCCTGCCCGGACCCCACGGGCGGCGCCCGCAAAACCTCTGGCGTGGGCCTCACGGACCACAACATCTTGCGCCGCAGCGGTTTTAACGTCTCCAGCCCCCGCGCCCCCTGGAAAATCCGCGACAAAATCACCTGCGTCAACACCGCCCTCCTCGACGCCACTGGAGCCCGCCGCACCTACATCCACCCCCGCTGCAAGGAGTTAATCAAGTCCCTCCGCACGCTGACTTACGCCCCCGGCACCGGCCTCCCCAACAAAAACCTCGGCGTTGACCACGCTTTCGACGCCTTCGGCTACATGTGCCTCCAGCAATTCAACCTCGCCAAGATCGGCACCCTAGGCCAAACCTCCTACCGCCTCTACTAATCCGCCATAAACTGTGCATATCGCTGGAGCCTCATGCCTCTAAAGCGCGGCTATTCCGAGAAAACCATCTCCGAAAACATTCGGATGCTGGTTAAGGAGGGTTATTCCCAAAAACAAGCCGCTGCTATTGCGTACGAGACCGCCCGCAAAGCCAAAAAGTCCGCTTCCAAGAGGAAGAAGTAGTTATGGCCGCCAAAAAGAAGGGTCTTTACGCAAACATCGCCGCCAAACGCAAGCGCATTGCTGCTGGCTCGGGCGAAAAGATGCGTAAACCCGGCTCCAAGGGCGCCCCAACCGCCAAAGCCTTCAAGGAAGCCGCCAAAACCGCCAAAAAGAGGAAGAAGTAATGGCCCTGACCATCTCCCGCGGCACCAATCTGGTCGAATACCACGAATCCACGCCCCTCACCCTCGTAGATGACTCCCTGGAGGTCCACGTTGACACCAGTGAGTTCACCTTCGCGGCAATCGTGACAGGTGGCGCCAACTTCACGCTGGCCTTCGAGGCCAACTACAACGGCGGCGGAACATGGTTCGAACTGGATACCAGTAAAACCATCAACTCCAACGGCCAATACGCCTACTTTTACAGCGGCAAACCCGCCAACAAAGTCCGTATGCGCATCTCCGCCATCAGCTCTGGCACTCCCAGCGTTGTACCGATCATCGCCGCTGCGTACCACGGCTAATGATTGAAACAGTAAGCGGCGGTTGTATCCACATCGAAATTGATGCCGAGGAGGGTACAACCACCGCCACATTTGCCTTTGCCACCCCCAACGAACCCGCAATTCTTGGCGCCTTCGTCTCTAAACTGGCACAAGGCATCGAAGTTCTTATCCCCATCGAAGAGGAGGACGACACAGATGACGATTGAGTATCGCGGCGAAAAATTTGAAGGCTATAACAAACCCAAACGCACCCCAAAACACCCCAATAAATCACACGTAGTCCTCGCAAAAGAGGGCGACAAAGTAAAACTTATCCGTTTCGGCCAACAGGGAGTCTCTGGATCTCCCAAACGAGAGGGTGAATCAGCTGCTGCACGTGCCCGCCGGGAATCTTTCAAAGCACGCCATGCAGCTAACATTAAAAAAGGAAAGATGTCGGCTGCCTACTGGGCGGACCGTACTAAATGGTGACTAAATGACTTACTCCGTCCCCGGCAGAATCCGCACCCACCTCGTCAGCTCCACCTACATGGGTGGCACTGACAACCCCTTCACCCGCACCCAAGCGGTGATGGACCAGATGAAGGGCTGGGAAATCATGAAAGCGGTGACGCTCGGAACGGAATACCTGCGCGAAAACAGCGAAGCCTTCCTCCCACTGGAACCCCGCGAGGACTACTCGGCGTATTTATCCCGCGTCAACCGCGCCGTTTTCTCGCCATACACCCAGCGCTTAATCCGCGCCGCAGCCGGTCTAATCCTGCGCAAACCCATCACCCTGCTGGGCGATCCCTACTGGCGCGAAGTCTTCTCCAAGAACGTCGATGGCTGTGGCTCTGACCTCGACGAGTACGCCCGCCGCGCCCTGATCTGCGCATTGACCTACGGCCACAGCCACACCCTGGTCGATTTCCCCGCCCCAACCGGCGCCCGCAGCCTTGCCGAAGAACGCGCCCTCAACCGCCGCCCCTACTGGATTGAGATCGACCCCGCCAACATCTACGGCTGGCGCCTCGACCGCGAGGTCAACTACGGCGACCTCATCCAAGTCCGCATCGCAGAGAAGGCTGTTTTACCCGACGGCGAATTCGGCGAGAAGGTCTACGACCAAGTCCGCGTCATCGAACCCGGCCGTTACCGCATCTACCGCCAAACCGAAACCAAGAAAGAGCAGGTCGGTGGCTTCCCCTATCCCAACGCCTTCGATGCAACGACCAGCACTTCTGACTTTGAGCTGGTGGAATCCGGCGATTACAGCCTGGGTCAAATTCCGCTGGTCACGCTGTACTCCAACAAGACCGACACGATGGTCAGCAAGCCCCCGCTGCTGGACATCGCTTACCTAAACCTGGCCCACTTCCAACGCCAAGCGGACCTCATCCACAGCCTCCACGTCGCCTCCCAACCCATGCTCGTCCTAGAGGGCTGGGACGACCAAACCAAGGACATGGCGGTCAGCGTGAACTACGCAATCGCCACCCAACCGGGCAACAAGGTCTACTACGTGGAGCCTGCCTCCAGTGCTTTTGAAGCACAGTCCAACGAGATCCGCGAACTCCAGCAGCAAATGGCAACGCTGGGCATCAGCACCCTGAGCCAGCAAAAGTTCGTCGCCGAATCTGCCGACGCCCGCCGCCTCGACCGCGTGGACACCAACTCCATGCTGTCGATGGTCTCAATGGACCTCGAACAAACCCTCCAACAAAGCTTCAACCTGGCCGCCAACTACCTCCAGCTGGAGCCGCCCGAGGTCAAGATCAGCCGCGACTTCGACATCGACCGCCTGATCGGCCAGGACATCACTGCCCTGACCGCACTCTTCGGCCAAGGCGTGCTGGACCGCGACGAATTCCGCCAAATCCTGGTCCAGGGCGAGATCTTGCCTACCACGCAGGAGTCAACCGCCGAGGAAGAGCTACTGGAGAGCCCCGAGCAGGAAGTTTCTGAGGACGAAACGCTCTAGTGCAGTAAAGTAATACTGCACTGTGTATCTTTGTCATGGCCGAATCGCTTGACAAAGTTCTGCAACCTGACGGCACCTACAAGTGGCAACTTGTGGACCTGAATGATGTCTACGTGGGACGGGCCAAGCCTGAGCCTGCGAAGAAACCTGCAGAACAGCCACGCTCCAAGCGTCGCACCAAGGCTGAAGAAACCATTTCCCAAACCGCTGAATACGAGTTCTAAGTATGGAAGAGCAAGTCATCCAGGAGACACCCGTGGTGACTCCTGACCAGCCCGTGGCTGGACTCGACACCGCTCCACAACCTGACCAATCTGCCCAGCTTCGCGCTGAGTACGAGGGTCAGATTGCCACCTTACAGAGCCAAGCTGTCGAAGCCGAGGAGAGATTCCAAGGCATCAAGGCCAAGCTCGACGAGGTCTACAAAAAGCAGGACGACCAGCGCAAGAAAACGCTGGAAGACCAAGGTCAGTGGAAGGATCTCTGGGAGGAAGCCAACAAAACCGCCCAAGAAAAAGACCTTCAAATCGCCGACCTAAACCGCCAGCTCGAAGAACTCCGCACGTCTAACGAGCAGGCCACCATCCGCACCAGCGCTCTCGCCGCGATCAGCCAATCTGGCGCAATCAACGCAGAGCAAATGCTGCAGCTCTTGCAAACAAACCTCCGCAAAAACGACACCGGCAAGGTCGTCATTTTGAACGGCGGCGTGGAGCAAGACATCACCGCTTACCTTTCCAACCTGAAGAATCCCGGCTCGGGATTCGAGCACCATTTCAAGCCCAGCAGTGCAGCTGGAATGGGCGCCAAGCCAACTCCCAACTCCACGATTGCCCCTGGAATGGCTAACCCATGGAAGGAAGGTAGTATTAACTTAACGAGGCAAATGGCCTTGGAAACCAGCGACCCCGATCTTGCAGCTGTGCTCAAGAGAGAAGCGGGCCGCTAAGTCCCCGTGGGACACCACTCAAGTCCGTGACTTGAACCCCCAACACCACCCACCTGGAGTTTGAAGTGGCCGCACCATTTCAGAATTATTCCGGCGGTGTCCTGCTCGCGGACATCGTCAAGAGGAATAATCTCAGCACCTACGTGTCTGAGGCGATCAAAGAGCGCAGCCTGTTCGTCAAGAGCGGCGCTGTCCTCCGCAACTCGCTGCTGGATGCCCGCGAAGGCGGCACCCGCATCCAAGTTCCCGAGTTCAACCCCGTGTCTCCCACCGAGGAGATCATGGACGGCACCGCCACCTGGGGCACCAGCACCGCTGGCTACCTGACCCCCCAGAAGATCGGCACCGCCACCCAGATTGCTTCGATCATCCACCGTGGCTTCGCCTACGCCGTGGACGACGTTGCAATGCTCGCAGCCGGGGAAGACCCCATGCTGCACATCCGCAACCAGCTGGCTGACGCCATCAACAAGCTGAACAGCGCCCGCCTGTTCTCCCAGCTTGCCGGTCTGTTTGGCACCGCTCTGTCCTCCCACTCTCTGGACAAAGCTGTTGGCGCGACCTCCGGTCAAACCGAAGCCAACTACCTGACCGCCGCCACCGTTGCCGAGGCTCGTGCAGCCCTGGGCGAGCGTGGTGACGAGCTGGACATCCTGGTTGTCCACCCCTCCGTCGGCTTCTACCTGTATCAGGTTGGCCTGCTGACCTTCTCCACCTCCGCACTGGCCGCCTCTGGCGCCGTGACCTGGGGTGGCGGCGGCGTGGGCGTCGGTGCTCGCAGCATCGGCGAATTCGCCGGCATGAAGGTGATCATGGACCCTGCGGTCAACACCGTGCGTCCTGGCACCTCCACCCACGTCAGCGAGTTCCGCTGCTTCCTCGCCAAGAGCGGCAGCATCCTCGAAGGCGTCCAGCAGGACCTCCGCATCGAGGCCGACCGCAACATCCTGTCCAAGCAGGACGTGCTCTCGGTTGACTACCACGGCGCCTACCACGTGATGGGCACCAAGTGGGGTTCCGCCTCGGACAACCCGACCAACGCAGCCCTTGCCACCGCCGGCAACTGGACCGCGACCTACGACGTTGACCTGATCCCCCTGGTCGAAGTCATCGTCAACACCCCCCTCGACACCACCGCCATCCCCTAACTCTCCGGGGACCGAGTCGAGCCAGCCTCACTTTCGGGTGGGGCTTTTTTATTGCCGCTACACTGTGAGAAATAGTTTGCGTAGTTGTGGCAGCCACTATTAACGCCACATTGAAGAGTTCAACGGCCAACAGCTACGTAACGCTGGCTGAGGCAAACACGTACTTCGAGACCGTCCCCGACTCCACCACCTGGGACAACAAAACGGACGACCAAAAGAACCGCTCCCTGATCTCCGCCACTCGCTGGATCGACAGCCTTAATTTTTACGGCGACCGCTGCGACAACGACCAAGCCCTGAAGTGGCCCCGCAACAATTACCACGTCGATCAGGTGGAGTTGACCTGTAGCGCCATCCCCGCCGACATCAAATACGCCACCTACGAGCTGGCACGCGCATTAGCCAACGACACCGACGCAGTCACCGGCAACACCGGCACCACGGGCCTCTACGACGAAGTCAAACTTGGCGACCTTCAAGTCAAATACAGCCAAACCTCCCAAGCCGTTGGCACCATCAACAACATCTTCGACGTTTATCCTTGGCTGCAGTCTTATCTTGGCGCTTATTGCCTTGGAGGTAGCGGCGGTTATCAGGTTCGTGTTGTGAGGGGTTGAGATGAGCCTCGTCGATTCCACATTCGCCGCAATCCCCGCCCAGCTCTTATCGGACTGGGGACAAGACGTTACGTACCTAAAAGCAAACACTTCCCCCACGTATAACGCAACCACAGGCCAAGTCACTGGAGCCGACACCAGCCTCACCGTTCGCGCCCTAATTTTCCAAGCCAACCCGGAAGAATTCGAGGGTTTCTACCAAACAAACGACCTCAAAGTCATCATCGGCAACGCCGAACTGGAGCAATACGTCCCAAGCATCCGCGACCGCATCCAATACGTCGAGAACAGCGTCACTAAGACCGGCCGCATCATCAGCTGCAAGACATCTCGCGGCGAAAACCCGATTGTCCACACGATCCTGCTGAGGCCGCAGTAATGGCTAAGAACCTGGAACGCGATTTATTACGTGACGCTTATGCCTGGGTAAATAGCGCAGCGCGTAACTCTGCAAAAGAAATAATGAACGGCTTGGCAGACGCTGGTCCCGAATGGGGAGGCGAGTTCAAAGATAGCTGGATCGCACATTCTCCATCAGCGGGATCTAAAGAGGGTTCATACCCGTATACTCTTAACGACGTACCCCGGCTATCAGCAACTAAAAAAGAAGCCACAAGAGTGACAAAATTTATTATCGAAAACGTGGCCAAACACGCTCCTATTGCACTGGATCTTGTAGACGTACCCCGAGAACAATTCAGAAATCCCGGTTACGGTCCTCAAGGTGAGGTAGTAGCCACAGGCGGTCGTCCCGAAAAGGGTAAGCGTGGCGACGTTACAGGTGAGGGCAATTCCAGCAGTACGGCACCCCTGGACTGGTATCCGCTGTTTGCGGAAGGAGGCAAAATGCAAAAAGCGCTAGAGCGCGGTATCCGCCTCGCCAAACCGGAATGAACTACCAAGCAATCCGCGCCTCCTTAGAAGCCAGCCTGCTCACGGCCTACAACGATTTAGACCCGGCTGTCCCGGTTTACTTCGACAACGTCATCAACGACAACCAAGACAGCGTCGATGAATACGTTCACATCAACATCCAATTCGGATTAACAACCGAACCCACATTGACCACGAGCCACGACATGGTGCGTGGAACAATCGTGATCCGCACTTACACAGAAAAGGGCAAAGGTCCCGCCCGCAATCAGACTTTGGTCGATACCGCCTTCACCACCCTTGGCGCGATCAACAACACCGCAAAACCCACGAGCGGCGTCTACACCCGCCTGGGTTCCATCAATGGCCCCAGCTTCAGCCCAAGTTTCGGCGGCACCACCCCTGATCAACAGTCTCGCCGTGCATTTACGCCTTTCTTTATTTCACGAATAGAAGCTAGCTTCAAGTCGCAGGTTATTTCTTAACACCTACCCACTGGAGCTAACCTGTACTAAGCCGGGCAGTGCCCGCGTTCTGTCTATCCATAGGTACTACCCATGGCCACCGTCCTTTCGGGCACCTCCGGCGCCCTGTACTACTCCCCTGCTGGCACCAAAGCCACCTTCGCCGAAAGCGCCGTTACCGTCGCTGACGACGAAATCACTGTTGCTTCCTACCTGAACTTCAAGGTGGGCGACCCCGTTGTTTTCAGCGTGGTTAATGTCAACACTGGCGCAACCGGCACCGGCACCCTGCCCGCCGGCATCACCTCAGGCACCACCTACTACGTGATTGCCTACACCGCCAGCACTGGTGTGCTGCAGGTGTCTGCAACTTCGGGTGGTTCGACGATCACCATCACCGACGATGGCACTGCGGTTTCGCCCAACGCCTTCCAGGTCGAGTATGCAGCTCCGGCTGTTGTCGGATCGGTACGCGAATGGTCCTTTGAGATCACCCGCAGCGAGATCGACGTGACCACCATCGGTCAGACCATCGGTCAATACGCTCCTTTCCGCAGCTACATCACCGGCTTCGCCGACGGCTCTGGTTCCGCCACGGTCTACACGACCGACGACGACACCACGCTGACCAGCCGAATGATCGAGGACGTGATCCAGCGTTCCCAATCTGGTGCCACGATGAAGCTCTACATCGACCGCATCAGCAGCGGCGGCAGCGTGGACGACACCCAGAGCCGTTCGATCACTGTCCCCGTGATTCTGACTTCGGCCAGCCTGAGCGTGAACCCCGACGACGGCCAGAGCGTGGAAATCGCTTTCCGTCCCAGCGAGGCACCCACCTTCGACCTCAGCAAGTCCTGATAACTCTCTGGGTTATCCAAACCAGCTACCCCGGCCTGACCGCCGGGGTTTTTTATTGTCTCTAGTCCGCTACATTAGAACAGTCATACCAGTCAAAGTTATGCCTGCTGCAGCCTCGCTCAGCGCCTTGGACCGTCTTCGCAAGGCCGCGAATCTGGAGCCCGCCAAAAAAGAAGTTGAACTCAGCGACGGTTCAATCTTTGAGATGTGGGTCACCCCGATGACGATGGCCGAGCGCGAACGCGCCCAAAAACAGGCCAAATCCGACGACGCTGGAGCCTTCGCTCTTCAACTGCTGATCAGCAAAGCCTGCGACGAGAACGGCACCAAGTTGTTCAAGCCCGGCGAGATCGACATCCTCAAGAACGAAGTCAAGGACAAGGATCTCCAGTCCCTGATGCTGGCCATCCTGACCGACGATTCGGAGGAATTGGACACCAAAAGCGCTTGAGGCCCAGCTCCGCAAGGACAACTTTTTAATGCTCCAGTTCTACGTCGCCAAGGAACTGGGGATGACCTTGCAAGAGATCCGCACCCGCATGACGGACACGGAGATCTTGGGCTGGAACGCCTACTTCAACATCCAAGCGGACGAGGAACGTAAGGCGATCGAAAAAGCAAAACGCGGCCGCCACTAACCCGGCGGCTTTTTTGCGGGATAGACTGAAACCAACGTCTAGGCGCAGATACATGGCCGGCTATGCAGCCGTAATTGACCTACGTGTAAACGGTCTTGACGGCTTACGCACGGTCGAGGATCGAGTTTCCTCTATTACGCGCTTAATTAAGCAGCTAAAACCCGTACCGACCTTATTCGGGGGACGGGCAGCAGAGGAACTACGCAAGGCAAAAAATGAGCTAGCCGATTTAGTAAAAGCCTACGCAGACGGGAATACAAGATCAGCAAAATTCGCCACATCTGTTGCCGGCTTAAACCAGCAATTAACTACGTTCAGAACTGTAGCTGCCAACGCAAAAACAGGCTCCGACGAGTATACAAACTCTATAAAAGCCGCTGAAAAAGCTACAAATAAACTCGTTAAAGCCGAACTGGAGCGCTTAGACACTCTCAACCAGTTATACACACGAACTGCTACAGGCGGCCTTACGGCAGAATCCCAGGGTCCCAGCGGACTTACAAAAAGTGTGCTGGCTTTAGGCAAAGAGCTACCAAGAAATATCGCCGGACTTCGTGCGTATGGCACAGAGCTAGACCGCGTATTTAATCTGGTTGAAGCAGGTAGTGTTGACTATCGGACACTGCAACGAGAAATAGCACGTGTCAATAGACAGATGGACATTATGCAGGGCTTGGGACCTGTTCAGGGTCCGGCTCTGCCACCTTCAATGCGAGGCAATGCGGGCAGAACAGCTCCGAGTTCTCCAATTCGAGGTCGTGTCGATATACCCGGAAGTCCAAGAGCGCTAGAGGCAGCTAGAAGAACTGCAGTGGGTGCACAGAACGCACGAGCGCGTCTACAAGAAAACCTGATGCTTGGCGTGGGCTTCCCCCTCTTGTTCGGAGGCGGAGCCGGCGAGGTTGCGGGCGGCCTACTCGGATCCTTCGGACCTGGAATGGGCTTCGGAGGTCAAATTCTGGGTTCGGCCATCGGCGGCATCCTCGACGACTTCATCAGCAGCGCCGGCGAACTTGGAGCAGCCTTAAATCCAGCAACAGCAGACCTCGACCGTCTTGTTGACGCACTGGGTGGAGCCTCCACCGTCACGGGCCAGTACATCAAAAAACTCGAAGCCCTGGAGCGATCCGAGGAAGCTCTCGCCGTAGCCACCGCCGAACTTGAAAACCTTGTCGGTAAGCAAGGTGTCGAAGCTCTTCGGCAGTTTGGCGATGACTCCACGCGACTGCGGGAGGTATTCGGCCAGGCAATGACTCAGATGCAGGCCGGCGTCGCCAACTTAATCAACAGCACAGGAATACTCCAAGCTCTAACGGCAGGCATCGAAAGCGGAGTTCTGCTTCAGCAAGCGCTCCAATCCCAAGATCCTCGCCAACGTGAGCTGGTACAACAACGCCGCCAAGCCAGCGGACCGGCATTCTTCGGTGCAGACCAAACAGCGTATTTTAAGGCTGAAGAACAGCTGATTGCAAACCAGCGGATAATTAACGCCGAAAAACAAAAACAGTACGAGGCATCCCTAAAACTCCTCGACACAGAGGAAAAGCAGGTCGAAATAACAAAACAAACAGCAAAATTAGCCAAGGAACTTAAGTCTTCCTACGACGAAATTCTCAAGAGCGCCGAAGACAGAATCCAAAAAGAGCAAGCCGCAGTTGATCGCGGTTTAGCCCTATCCAAAGCACGCTACGAGGCCGAACTCGCCCTCAACCAACTAGAGCAAACCCGCCTGGAGCGTGCATACAAATATGCACAAAGCCAGCGAGAGCGCCTCGACATTGCAATCGCAATGTTCAACACCGAGGTCGAGTCAGCCAAGCTTGAGTACCAACAACAACTCGAAAGTATTGCGGCCGAAGAACGCAAACTTGAGATCCAGCTGGAGCAATACCGCCTTGCACAAGAAACAATTCTGCTCAAGGCAGACGAAGCCCGCCTAGCCGCCGAACTGGAACCAGACGCCGAGCTGCGTGCAGCCAGCTTCAAGCGAATCGACGAGACAACTGCTCGTTATTTAGACAAGACACGCGAAATCATTGTCGAGGTTGAAAAACAACTTGCTGTCCAGCGAGAGATCGGCGAAGTACAACGTCAAACAGCAAAAACACAATTAGAGAACAAGATCCTCGCCGCCCAAACCCGCCTGGAGCAAAAACTCGTCAGCGAAGAAATCGGTCTCTCCGAGAACCAGGCTCTACGTCTATCTAACGCGCTGGCCGCTGCTAAGCAGGAGGCAATATTTACAGCCGAACGCGGTCAGCAAATCGTTGGCGTAATCGAAGTTGGCACACAGAAGACCTACCTCATGGCTACAGCCATGTCGAATGTTGCGGCTCAGGCAGCGAATGCCGCAGCTCAGATACGTGGCGCGGTGAGTGCCCAAAACACTTTGAATGCCGCCAAAGCCGGCGGAGGTAAATCCGGCGGCACCGTCACTCGCGCAGCCAAGGGCGCCTACATGTCGGGCGGCTTCCAAGCCTTCGCCGACGGCGGCATAGTCAACCGCCCCACACTGGGACTAATCGGCGAGGGCGGCGAATCCGAGTATGTGGTCCCGGCCTCGAAGACCAAGGGCTTTTCGATGCGTTATTTGAGTGGCGCCCGTGGCAGCGCAGCCATCCCAACCGCCGGCGATGGTGGCTCCAGCTCCGGCCCAGTCAACATCAACATCCGCACCGGCCCCGTGATGCGCCAGAACGGCCAAAACTACGTCTCAGTAGGCGACCTGGAACAAGCGCTCCAAACCTTCGCCGATACAATGCTGAGAAATAACCGGACCCCCGGCGGCCGTCGCTACGCAGGTATCGGGTAATGGCATTTAGCAGAGGACAAGCCCACTACCTGCGTGTCTTCGACACCAGCACCACCTACGCCCGCTGGCAGAGCTACTACATCAACCAGACGATTACCTGGGACAGCGCCACGTGGAGCTACAACCCGTTCAGCGTCAATGGTCTACTCAGCGTCAGTGGCAGCAGCGGCAACGACGTAACCGTCACCGTACCGGCCACAACACTGGCAGTGGACCTTTTCCGCACGGCACT